GCAGAAATTGCAACAAAATATGTCGGTGCAATATCTCCAATTAATCCTGATGCTTCATCTAATCCTAACCATGATGTTATAGCAATACCTACTGGGTACAATAACATTCCAAACAATGCAAACCAAGTCATTTTACGCATTGCATCTCGTTGAGCATCTTGATCTTCAAGGCGCTTGCGTTTAAATTCCAAATCCATACTCAGCTCTTCTGCCGAGATATGACCGTCATTATTTGTGTCGAGTGCAGCTGCTGCTTCAGCATCAACTGTTATTTCTTTCTTTGCCATAGTTTTCATCTCCACTCCAAAGGCGTTGACATAAGCCATATAATAGCTCCTGTGAAAAAATCAGTAACATAGCAAATAACTCACTGAGAATATTTATAAATAAAACTAATAAGATTGCTAATAGTCAAAGGAGATGAAGATGGCGATTCAAGTAGCAGGCACCGAAGTAATTGATAATGCGTTACAGTTAAAAAACGTGGCAAGCACAGATACAACAACTGATACCGCGATTAATAACTCAATTAAAAACCAAGCAAATGTTCTAACAGTTTATAATGCAGCAGGCACAATTATTGCTGCGTATTATTGCGCCTTATAAAAGGACAATAAAATGACAGCAAGGTTACCATTATATTGGGATGAAGCAAATTCCAATACTGCAGTGACAAGACTTACTGAAATGTCAAGTACAGATCTGCAAGCCATATTTCAAAATGCAGCACACCTATTAGCAAACGATGAAGTAGTTACAGTTTCTCGTGTTGCAAGTGGTGGTAATATGGGTAGTATGGTTGATACTCGTAGGACAGCTGGTGCGGCAACAGAAAACGGTCCTTCTACTGTTGCTAACTATGCATCTGAGGCAGCCACACCTGATACAGGTAGTGAAGAAGTTACCTATACTACATTACAAGTTGATTATACTTTAGCAGCAGCACCTACGTATACTGATGAAAACCTTGCGTTTCCTGTATATGCAGTTGGGACAGGATCACTCGGAATTAGAGCAATGACCAAAGCTGATTTTAGAGATACGTTTATTATTCCTACAATTGATGCACTTGTTTCTTCAGGTGAAACCGCGGACCAAGGTGGTACATATTTTATTGCGTCAACAAATAGTGTTACAGGTGCAACACTCCAAAATGCCAACCCCGTGTTTATTGATAGGCGTGCTGATTCTGCAGTTTATACGTCAGGTGGTATTCCTGAGGTTGAAGATCAGCCAATCATTGTTAATCAGTATTACTTACATAAAGTTAATACATCGGCGGTAGCATATGAACCACCTTTCTATATTGACACAAATGGAGATATTAGACAATATACTGTTGCGGCATTTGATGCTTTAATTCTCGGTGAGTTAAAACACATTGCGTCTGATTCTACAGGAAATGAAATTCAATATAGCCTTACAAGTAGTTCAAGTCCTCTTACACTCAAAGGTACATTGATGAATGACACGGTTCTTGACGGAACATCAGCAGCAGGTTATACAACAAGACAAGTTGGAACAACAGGTAATGACTTATATCGTACTCAAGAATTCCCGGTTGGTTCACCGACAAATCTAGTTTCATATGGTCTTCGTATTAGAAAAGCATAAATAAATTCATAGGAGGCAAGGATGCCATTAAAAGTAGGAAACAGCATAGTTATTGATGATACTCGGCATTTAGAAAACATTGCCGATATTGACGCAGGAACGTCTGCCGTCATTAACCAAAAAATTACAACCGCGACAATTAACTCTGGTGTTGTTGACAAGGATCACAAGTTTGAAGTTAAAGCTTCAGACGGTACCGTTCTTAAAACATTTTACTGTGGAAGTGATGATTAATGACCGCACGCACAGCAGCCTATGTTTCAGTTGACACTGACGGTGTGTTATCGTTTCGAGAATCACCATCCCTAGAACAATCGTTTTGGCGACGTGAAGCAGCACGGCAATATGCACTAAACCCCGCAGTTGAGTTATATGTATTAAACCCGTTTACACAGTTTGCTAATGATCCTGATATTATTGGTACTATTACGGATACACGTTATAAAGCAGGCGAGGATACCACCGATATAACAAATTTTGACACTCCTGCGGAAACACCTGACATTGAATTAGTTACAACATCTTGGCGTGGTATTAAACAAAGATTTAATTCTATAACTGAGCCAACATATCCAATATCAGAAGAAACACACCGATATCCGTTATATGTTGATAGTGATGCTAATTTGCGTTCTATGTCTCGTGAGGATTTCCGTGACACATACATTTATCCTACGATTAACGAAATGGCATTCCAAGCTGTTGGCGATAATCAGCAAGGCACATATAAAATTGGTACAGGTGCTGAATCTGGTTTTACTCAAGTAGGAACACGTTCAGTTTTCCAAGATTCAAAATATGATATAGAGGGCGGTTATGATGTCACACCTGGAGATCAGATTGGCGAAATTGGTTATCCCCGTGACATTTATTTTATTGTAAACACTTATTATCTATACATAAAGAATGCCGTTAGCGAAATTAATGTCTCGAGTGATGGGACAGAATCTGGTGTAAAAATTCCATGTTACGCCGCCGCCGATGGATCAGTGCAAACATATACGTTGGAAGAATTCCAAGATATGCTTTCATATGAAATCAACCTTGTTGCTCGTACTGTTGATGGTTATAAGATCACATATGAAATCACTGACTCGACATATACAGGTGATGGGCTGCAACGTGGTACGGGTATGGCGGATACATATCTATCAGGTGAATCAGATGACGGTTACCAAACAAGATTTGTCAATACCGATGATTATCGTACTCAAGAATTTCCAAACGGTGTAACACAAACAAGAGAAACATATTATTTAAGAATTGTAAAATCATAAGAAAGTGAATATATTATGGCAGTATTTAGCAAACGCATAGTTACAGCGTATTATATCAGTAACAACTACGATACTATTTTTGTCAAATGGCTTGACGATGATGGCAAAGAGCACGTATTCCACCTTCCCGCAGATGATACCGATAATCCTGATTATATTGATCTGGTTGAAGAAGGATGGACAAAAGATAGACTCCTCGATTCAACTGCAGAATATAAACAGAGAACAAGTAGAGAATTTGCAACATTTGTTAATGCCCAGGCAAAGCATTTAATTATTAGTCAAAGTATGAAGGCTGAGAAAAAACTCAAAACAATGGGTCTTGATAAGTATGAAGCTATTATGGATAACAATACAAATAAAGAAGAAATATTTAAAGTTAAATTATGGGCGTTGGAATTGCCTTTTATTAAAGACAGTGATACAAAATTAAAACGAGATATTCGTAAAAGTAAAACAATTTTGAGCACGTTAGGTATAATCCAACAAGCTATTGATGAGGGTGATGAAGATGTCAGTGTTTAGTGGTAAGGTAATTGAAGCACATTATATAGATGAAAGTTATAATACAATTGAGATTATATTCCAGGATGGCGACACTAAAGTTGCTCACGTTATTGAAAACAATCCCGATAGCGCAGATTATAAAGCATTGATTGAAGAAGGATGGGATGAAGAATCAATTCTTGATGACACGGCAGAATTTAAACGCCGTTATTCTCGTGAGTTCAATACACGTGTTAATATGAGGGCAAGGGAGATCCTTGGTATTGAAGAACTTGAAAAAGAAAAGGCACGTATACTTAAAGATCTACATACAAAACGTGTGGACCTTGAGAAAAAACGTGTGGACATTGAGAAAACAAAAGATGACTTGACAACGTTGGATCAAGCATTTAAAATGAAAACGAATAAGTTTGATAATGTTGCGTTTGAATATATCCTTGATAACAATACTAATAAAGAAGCAGTATTTAAACTTAAACTGTGGTCATTAGAACAAGATATAATTAGAAAGGCACCAAAAGAAATCAAATCTAAAATCCGACGCTCAAATAAAATTACTGAGGTAATCTCTATTATCAACACAGTATTGGATTAATTATTATGAAATGTATGGTACCTGAAACTGGATTGACAATCAATCCTATTGGAGAAATTGTCTTATGCTGTGCCGGTGATAACACTGCGGTATCACATATTAAAGATGTTCCTGATTTAACTGAGTTCTTTAACGGTGATATATACAATCAAATCCGCGCAGATTTTAAAGAAAAGAAATTCCCGCCTCAATGTGATGTCTGTTGGAGGCATTGGGATGCAGGACGCATTGCTAGGTTTGATACTTACAACCGTTTTAAATTTCCAACATATGAAGAAGACGTTGCCGCTGAGGTAACACCAATAAGGTTTCTTGAGCTTACAACAAGTAATATCTGTAACCAAATGTGCGTAACCTGTTCAGGTAAGTATTCGTCAAAGTGGGCACCATATGAAAAAATGGCGGTGGAGTCTGGTTTAGATTGGCGAAACCAAAATCATAAATTCCACACTGATATGTATAAGATGACTGACGCCGATGTTGATAAGGTACTTGATCTTGTTCCACATTTACAGCACCTAACCATTAAAGGTGGTGAACCATTTGCTGACCCAAACAATATAAAAATATTGAAAAAGGTTGCGGAAACAAATCCTAAATGCCGTGTTGAGATTTGTACTAACTTTCAATTGGTTACTAATACTGTTATTGATATTTTACATCAGATTGAAGAAGTACACATTCAAGCAAGTATTGATGGAGTACACGAAACATATGATTGGATCCGTGGCGGTAACTTTGAACGCACAATAAATAATATCAATCGGTACCACGCTGTCGAAGGACGCATCGTAATAGTTGTTGCAACGGTCTCAATTTATAATTGGATGCACTTACCAGAATTGATTGATTACTTTATTGATGTACCTGGTGTGCCTCGTGTAAGTATGGCAAACCTTGTTACATTTCCAAAATATTGTTCACCTGTTTGGTTAGAGGATCATCACCAAAAAGAAGGTATTGATAAACTATTTGAATATCTTAATTCTAAATTTGAACAAGTCGATAAATTTTATTGGCGAAACCCAAAACTTGATTTGAGTAATACTAATAACGTATTAAGTGTTGTACCACAAGAAGAAAAATGGAATGGCGAAAAGGCAGAGATACAAGAAAGAATGGTTGAATGGATTGACTTTTGCTTAGTGGCACGTGAAAATAATGAAGACATATGGGATTTGGCTCCATATTTGAAGGAATACAAAGATAATGAATAAGTGGGATTTATTTCAAAGTAAACGAACTATACCTGAAGAACATAAAATTATCTCATGCTATGCCGCATTTAATCATATGCGAATAAAAAGAAACGGCGGGATGCATCCTTGCTGCTTTAGCCGTAAAATGAAAATATGGAAAAAAGATCAGTTTGGTTTAAAAGATTATTGGTTTGGTGAATTAAACAACACTTATAAAGATGACTTCCTTGATAATAAATTAAGTGCAGGTTGTCAGGCTGCTTGTCAAAAAAGAATTGATAAAGGTGAAACACCACCTATTATTGAATATGATTATAATGTTGGCAAAGATAGATTAGAACACGCAATGGATGCTAACTCATGGCCTAGAGTTTTTGAATTTGAAATTAGCAATCTGTGTAATATGGCGTGCCCAATGTGCTCTGGCGAATTATCATCAAAACATATGTTAGGACGTGATAAAGATCTTAAACAATATGATCCAAACGTATTTGATAATGATGAAAACCTAGAACAATTGCTTGAACAGTTTGTCGAGTTTATTCCACACCTAAAAGAGATAAGATTTGTTGGCGGAGAACCGTTTTCTCATAAAGCATTATATAAATTTTGTGCGTTGATTGCCGACATTAATCCTGAGATGAGAATACAAATCTGTACTAACGGTAGTGTATTTAATAAAAAAGTTTTAAGGATGTGCCAAGAAAACAACATTAGTCTTTCAGTTTCATTAGATACTGTTGTTGAATCGGAATATGATATGATTAGAATTGGCGGTAAGTATAATAAAACAATGGATAACATTCAAAAGTTTAAAGATGTATTAGGTCCTGAAAACATTAAAGTTAATTCAACTCTTATGAAAGTCAATGCCGAAAATATTGATTTGTTTTTTAAATATGCGGAGCGGAATGGTTTTGGCTCGTTTATAAATGCATATAGTAGAGCAGGACGGCAGCATACTGAAAATTGGAATATTAATTTGTTATCAAAAGATGTATTAGAAGATATAATGAATAGACTAAAAATATTAAACCTGTCTAATTATGATAGCAGGAAGGCAGTTACAAAAATTATGAACTTATTGAGGAATGCAATTAATGACCGATAATATTATATTTGTGAAACATGGTGACAAGTACAACCCTGAACACGTTAACAGATTGAGAGATCAGCTACGAGAATACTATCCTAATTCTCAATACTTGTGCTATACTGATAATCCGTTGAATGTTGAGATTGAGTGTATTCCATGTTTCAAAAAACCATCACTTAGATTTTGGTGGAATAAACTTGCAATGTTTAGTAAAGATTTTCCAGTCAGAGGTAAATGTTTATTCTTTGATTTAGACATGGATATTAAAGCTGATCCGCGCCCATGGTTGAATTGGGATGGGTTAACAATCATTAAAGATTATTGGAAAGACGATTTATACATGGCACCCCATGCTTATGATGTTCACATAAATAGTTCAGTAATCACATGGACCGCTGGTGAACAGAATCATATCTGGGATCACTTTATGTCAAATAAAGATTACTTTATGAGAAAGTACGCAGGTATAGATCGTTTTCTTGTCCATGAAGGTATTGAATTTAATACGTTTGAACACGGATTAGTAAACTCAATTGCCAATCCTTATAATGGCACTGCACCAATTGATATGTATAATGGAATGAAATATGAGTTACCTAGAAACACTTTATAAAAATGCTCTTAAAATAATTGAAGAAATATATGTTGAGTCAAAGTATAATCCTAATGTAGATTTATACCGTTCACTCGATATTATGACTGCCGTTAATCCTAGCCAAACAACAAGTAAGCAATGGCTGGTTGAAAACCTCAAAGAATTTGTAAACGATGAAACCTTTCTACGAGACGGGCCGATTGAGCACGTTTTAGTTATGGGTGCATGGTATGGTATTGCCGGATTATTAATGAAAGAACATCTCGATAATGATGTTGCGGTATGGAATGTTGATTCAGATTACCAATGCGAAATATACGGTCCTATGCTACACAAAGATATTGAGCATTGCCAAAATATTCATTGGATACATGATGATGCAATAGATTATTTTATTGAACGCACAGAAAATTTTCAACTCATTATTAATACAAGTTGTGAGCATATGGAACAGGAGGATATTCAAATGATTATCCAACTTAAGAAACCAAATTGCATTGTATGCTTTCAAAGTAATAACTTTCATAATGAAGCTGAGCACATTAATACTCATAACAGTATTGAAGAATTTGAAAAATCATTGGGTTTAACAAGAGTATTTTGGTCAGGATTTACTACACCAGAGAATGCTCAATATCAAAGATATATGGTGATTGGTATATGAAACGAATTATATTTACAGTTTGGGATGACATTAGTCGTGAAGATGATGCATGGAATGTTAATCATTGGTCACACGAACAGCAAAAAGATTATTGGGATAAACTGATTGATAACAAAAAAGATTATGCCGATAAGATTGGTGTAGAATTTAAATTATTCCATAATACAATGAAAGACTTTGTTGTCGAGCACGACGTTGAGTTTACAAAGGTTAACTTATATAAACATCACTTATTTGCCAAACTTGCTGAAGAATATGATGAAGTAATGTATATTGATATGGATGTGGTATTCAATACCGATGAGAATATGTTTGATGAATTGGATTTGAGTAAAGGCATTCATATTAAAGATCAAGATGAAAAGATATTAAATAGAAACATTAATGAAGTTGTCTTTCAAGAAATTGGAGTGCGTAACCCAACATTAAAATACCATATCACAAGAGATCTACTTAATGATAAGTTTGATTGCCATGTGATGAATACAGGTATTATGGTTGGCAAGTCTGAACATATCAAAAAGATCAAGTATATCGAAAGAATTAAAAAAGGCATAAAAAAGATTAATCAAATAAAGCACGATAATCTTATGGGTGTTAATAGTACTTATTTGAGAATGTATTATTATCCAAACAACGAATCATTGTTTTCATGGATTATGGAAGAATTCAATATCCCGTATGTTTTGATGGATAGAGAATGGCATTACATTGTATCCGATGATCTTATAACTGTTGATTGGGATGAGATTAAGGTTGCTCATTTTATTAATAAAAAGTTCAATCATTTCTTTAACGATAAAACTAAATGTATCTATTCAATTTATATTGAAATACCTGACGAACGTCTTGACAATCCTCGTGGTCCATCCGATGATGATGTTCCGAAAAGTCTCCGTGTTAAACAACGGCTTGCAGAATTTAAAGATAAGTTAGATAAAAACCACCGAGATTATGCAGATCTATGCGGTGCAGAATTTATTCAGTTTGGGCGTGATGAGCAATACGAAACATTTGCGGCAAGATTTCCACAACTAACAGAATACAACATTATTAATCTATATAAAGTTTGGTTACTTGATAAATTAACTCACGATTATGATTTAGTTTTGTATATTGATTACGATGTATATTTTGCTGATAAGTTTGATGTGTTTAATTATTTGAGAGCAGAACAAGGATTTTGCTGTGATGTAAACACCGCATATGAAGCAGGAGTTAATATAAGAGATCCATCATATTTCAAAAATTATAATAAAGATTTCCGTAATCCCCAAGCAAAGTATTGGAATGCGCACGCATTGTTGGTAGAGGAAGATCTTGATGGTGACAATTGGGTATTCAATACTGGGATTATGATGTCAAGCCGAAAGATTATGGAACAACTTGATTATTTTGGTGGCATTGATGAATTGTTAGATCTAATGGATGAGGTTAAGGAATTCTCAATGTATACTGAGGAGATCCGTAGATCATTTGGGCACGATAATGAAACTATAATGTCATATAAGACTAATGTCAATAATGTACCTGTAATGCGCCTACAAGAGAAATGGCATTTCAAACACGATACTACTAAGCTGGCTGCCTATGATCCAACCAGCCGCCAGTTTAAACAAGAAAAGCATGAGTTAGAAACAAACATAAAGTTTAAAGAACTTCAATTCATACACTTTATTTCTAAGAACTTTAGTCTAATTTTTGAGGACTAAACACATCTTTCACAATAAAGCCCAGCGTCACGGGCTTCTGCAGGTGTTAAGATTTGATATCTGCCAGTCCATTCATACAACGGAGAACCTACAAGAACGTTTCCATTTGGAAAGATATCGACTGAGTATCCGAACCAATCACTATGACCTTCAAAATTGCCAATAACAATATGACCATGCCGTAATTTTACAGAACCACCAAACGATGTCTTCGTGGTTCCAGATATTTTTATGTCATTGTGCATTGCAAAAGATCCATTCTTTGCGCCGATTAAATAGTCTTCGCCATCTCTACTAATACTATTGCCAAAATCAGTAAGAGGGTCTTGCCTTATAATGTCTGTTTGATACCAGTCATTATTTACATAAGCAAATTCATATACGGTTGAATTACCCATGCTTCCAATCATTAAAGTTTCAGCATCATCTGATAGCCATATAGATCTGCCAAAGTGTTCTGGTAATCTGTTTTCATCTATTTCAATAGGCTGTATTTGATGTAGTAAAGTTCCATTACGATAATGAAATACTGCGCCTTGAATTCTGTGCTCGCCATCTCTTTCTTCATGAAAGCTTAAAGGAACCTCTGGTGCTCCTACCACAATATCATCACCGTTTCCAGATATCCATAAATTATATCCAAAAACTTTTGTACGTTCTTCTACAGCGATTTCATAATTATATTCATACTGATTATTTCTAAATCTATAAACGTATACTCGTTCAGCGTTGTATGAACCAATTGCAATAGTACTTCCATCGCCTGATATTCTAGCGCACGTACCAAAACGATCTTTTTTTTCTGACGGAGTAACTTTTTCAGATGGTTCTATTTTTTGTATAGTATCATTATAGAAAGCGTATACGCATCCGTTTGAAATTAAAGAGGGATCTTCGTTTGTGTTTCCAAGATATTTTTGAAATGTTCTCAAGTTAATTCCTGGCGCAGCAACAACGTATCTACTTCCATCATTTGATATGCCAACACTGCCGCCTACATAATCATATTTACAATAATCCATTTTCGATATACCCCATACACGTGTCGTCTATTTTTGCGTTAATTACAAGCCAAATCTGATCATCTTCTGCATTCGCGTTAAATAACCAATGCAATTTAGTTGTATTAATAACGTAAGGGTGACCGTGTTCCATGTACAGAATTTTGTCTTCTAAAATAAAATTGCTATAAGGTGGCTGACAATTATATATTGGAACAATAATACGAAAGCTATTTTGAACTCCTCGAGTATGATCTCGATGTGGAGGAAAAAAACCGCCAGGTTTTAAGCGAAGAAAGTGCGTTCGAACCACGCTACCAACCAAAGGCTCAAAAAATTCTTGCAATTCTTTACTTTGCCAGAATAATTCAGTAGGTTTGTTACAATCGCTTTCACCAATATTTGTGTTATGAATACGATTATATTCTTTAAGACTATCTAATGCAGGTCCTGGTCCACATTTTCCGCTATAATTAAAAACGCACAAACCTTCTCTTGGAATGTGCTCTTTTTTGGGGTTGTAATGAGACCATTTGCTCTCAAAATCTTCAAGTGTTTTGAGAATTTTATTTGTATCTAAATAGTAACTAAGCTTGTAAAAATCACCGTACTGATGAATATCATATACCTTTAGCATATCCGAATTCCACATAGTCATCATTAAAATGTGTTTCAATTAAAGAACTTGCTTGAAGAGCGTTTTGTATAGACGTAGAAGCTGTTCTGGTTACAGGAATAAACACATATTCGGTGTTATTATAAGTGAACTTTAACGACATCTATTGGCTCCTCGAAATTTGCAAAGAAAGTTAATCTCCAGTTATTGCTATTTATAACACCGTGGCGCACTTGAACATCAGTAAGTATATCTTCTTTATAATCATATCTATCAATAACATTATCATCATCGTCGTAAAATAAAATTTCAGCGTTACCTTCGAGTAAGCAACCAATACGAGACTTAATAGCGCTAAAGTCTTTATGAATTACCATCTCATAATTCGGCGGCATATAAACATATTGGTATCCTCTACAAGGAGGACCGCCGAAAAGATCTTTTCCATCTTCATAAGAGAAATACATTTCAAAATAACCACGTTCTACAACATAAGCGCCTTTTGTTTTGTAGGGCTGCAATTTTTCATCTTTATAGTGCTCAAATATTGCGAGTAGCTTATCTTTATTAAAATAATCACCGATTGTAATATAAGGCTTCATCTATAAAACTTTCGTATTCTTGATTAATACTTCGAAATAAATCTATCATATCTATCTGGCACCAATTATCTAATAATTTTTCTCCATCACATGTCCAGAAGTCCATTACTGAAATTCGTGGTTGTTTTCCTTCTGGCTTAAATCCAAAGTATTCTCCTTTGTGAGTGCAAGTCATACTTGGATGACCCATAAGACCGGCATAATTTCCATCAGTAAAAATAACTTTATTGATCCCTTTTGATCCATCTCGATCTGGTATAAAATCTAAAAATCGTGATTGATGATATTCTTCAAATTCAGATAAACCTCTTAAATGACCAATGGCAAATGGTCCAATCCAATGCATTTCTTCAATATCCCAATGTTTATCCATTTCCATTGAACTGAGTGATTTGCCATCATATTGGCGCAATCCTTGTATCATTCCCCACAACACGTTCCAACAATCTTTATCATTTTTTTCAATTCGTGGTGTATGAACAGTTTTAACTCTATCAAAATCCATACAGCTAGGTCCTGCCCAATATGTGCTGTATTGCCAAGGACATAATTTTTGTTTTCCAAAGAACTCAGTCATATCACAATTAATGAAATGACCGTGGCAATTTTCTTGTTCACCAATTTGAAATGTATATCTTTTTTTATCAGGCTTTAATGACTTCCATTTTTTTGAAAAGACGCCACTGATATAATAAACCTTACCTTTGCAAAATTTATTATTAATTAAAAAATTGCTTTTAATATTTAAAACTTCAGTTGTTTCAATATCGGAAAAGCACTTCCAAAAGTTATTCCATTCGTTGGAATTATTAAACGGATAACTAAATGTTGTCATAAGTTACTACCTCCATTATATAGGGCCGCGGCAGCGCGCTTTTTAATCTTTCCCAAGGCGCATAACCAAATTTTTGTTTTTCTGTGTATATACATTCTACACTGTTTGTATAGACTATTTGTTTTGGTGGTTTATTACCAAACAAATAGCTGGTCCAATTTTGATTTGATATATCCCAATCATAAGAACCTTTATCATATCCGCCGAATGGTCTTAAATTAAAATCAATAGAATATAAATTACCATCTACATCTTTTAAAAATTGCCAGCCAAACAGACGATTTTTAACTGATATTTTTTGAGATAATTTCCAAACGCTTTCTTCAATAATACTGAAATCTTCAGCACGAATTTCATATGGTGTGTAAGATTGAGATGGACAGTTATCTACATAAAACATTACATGATTATTGAGCCAATACCATTTCTCATCGTCTGCATAAAAATGGCATGATACTATGTATTCGATTTCTATGTTGTTTTGAAAAAACCCTGTTGCTTCTTCTCTTGGCACAATTTTAAAATTAGTCCCACCGCTTAAATCGCTTTTACAAATTACTTCATCACCGTCATTTGGAACTGTAGGTATACGAAGTTCTTTAAATATTCGGTCTTGCTCTGCTTTAGATGAAAAGAATTGTATGTTGTCGTAATTTAAAAACGTGTGTATGTTAAATCTTTCACATATTTCTTTTTCTTTTTGAAGGTACCAATTTTGTTCTTTTAAATTAATTACTAGATCTGGCTTCCAATTATTAAAAATAGAATCATCAGTATATGCCATCTTATCTAACTCTAAATCGTTATTTGAATGATATTCGTCCAAGCTATAAAAACGACAATGATGCTTATCTTTTACATAATTATATATTGGTAAAAGCTTAATTTTGGTTCCTAAAAACAATATGTTCTTCATGTGTAATCATACTCTTAAGAGAATCTCTGTCTTCAATTTGTATAAGTGGCATTCTGAGCCACCATTGTAACTAGTTACGCTAAGGCCCCATCTGTTGTTTCCATACTAAAAAAATATGTATACATATATTTATACAAAAAACAGTTGACATATCGTTTTGCCTGTGGTATAATGATTCTATACTAGAAAGGAAACAGTATGACAATGTTTAAAAGATTTTATGAAATAACAGTTATATCTCCTGAAGGAAAACTTTTACATAAGTCAGAAGAATATTCTGGTTATTCAACATCTGAAGAACTAATGTATCTTGATAGGCAATACCCTGATTGTAAAGTTGAAGCTGAGTTCAAAGAATTTGAAATTAAATCAAATTAACTATTGACATTTCGTTTAGAATCAGTTATATTGGAATCATCAACAAAGGAGCAAACAATGACTTATACATATTCAGATGATTGTATTTCAGACTTGCACAAAGAAGTTTATGGTTATAGACCTCGTGGTGCATATTGGGATGATTGGAATAACTGTACACCTGCGGAAAAACAAAAAACGTGGGATGAGTATTGCCGTGCCCTTGATATCCAAATGGCTGAAACAAAATCTCAGGAAGAACGGGATGTTGCAAAGTTTGAAGCACGTGTTCAAGATGTTATCAGCCTTGGTGCCGGTGACCGTAAAACAGCATTAAGTTGGATTACTGGTACTGAAACCTTTTACAATTCTCAATGCGTTGAGCACTTTGTCTGGGAGCAAGGAATCTTGTTTACTCAATATGGTAAGAAATTAATTGAAGATCTGTTAGGTATTGTTGAATATAAGGAATGGGTATGACGCCACAAGAAATAGCAGATCATAAACAACGATGGATGAGCAGCGGCAATTTTTACGCCGTTGCCATTCATTCGGATAATAGGTGGGCAGCCACTCAATGGTGCAAAGTGCAATTGCATAAACAGCAATGGGTGCACCGAAAATTTACAGATGTATATGAAGATACATTCTTTTTTGAATATAAACAAGACGCGGTTGGATTTAGTTCAAAATTCCAACTTAAGGAGTAAGCGATGGAAGTAGTTTTTATTGTAGCAGGTATGATTGTAGGTGGACTGTTTGGTACATATATTGTGGATGACAAAAAAGTTGGTGCTGAGTTAGAAGTATTGGCATGGTCATTAACAGGTTTAATTTTGTTTTTAGGTACAGCAGGTCTACTTAATTTGATTTAATTTCAAATTAACTATTGACAAATGCTTTAGAATCAGTTATATTGATTGTATAAACAAATTAAAATGGAATCAAAATGAAAATAACATCTAAAAACCGCTCTTCGCAATCTTACCGTTTCACTGTTAATATGGTTAATGGTCAAGTTTCACCTGAAGATCAACCTATTCTTGATCAGCTTAAAGGTATTGTTAGAAACTATAACAATGAAATTGATGGTTACGGTTATATGAGAAATCGCAAACAGCGTGTTAAACTTCAAGGTCGTGGTCCTCGTAATCATAATGGTCGTAAGTATACAACAGGTTTGCCATTGAGCTTATCGACTACTGCTGACGTATATGTGTATAACGTAACATAGGAGCTATAATATGACTAATTCTGATATTCAAAAAATGATTGAAAGCTTTGTAAAAGATGGTGGCGAGATCACCAAATGTAAGCCTTCAAAGACACGTTTCAAAACATGGCGTGGTAAATCAGGTGCCTGGAATAAAGGTGCTAAAAAGATTGGTTTACAGGATCGTAACCACAAATCATAAAGGACTGACGTTATGTCAAAACTTGATGACCTTGCGGCTTTGCTGCAAGATAAAATTCTTTCCAATATTGAAGAGTATTGGGAGGAAGCCATAGAATACGGTGAAGTCTGTTTACAAATCATAGAGCATGGTTATAAGACAGAATATAAAGCTGATATTGTAACTCCATTGCGTCGCTGTAATCACGGTAGGCGCATAGCTGCATTTGAACATAAAGGTGTTTATATGTGGCAAGAAAAATCCACAGGTAAAATACTTTATATTGGCAAAACGGATGGTAAGACTTCTTCAATCCACGCACGGATAGGCAATCACCGCAGTTCGTTTACTAAACCTGACTCACACCATGAAGTAACAGGTAGAAAATATAGACAATATCTAAAAGAAAATGGTTTACAAACTATGGATGTTGTGATAAAATACATTAACACCGCTGATTATGACTTAAAGATTGCTCCATTAATTGAAGATGCATCTATTGACCATTATCAGCCACTACTCAATTCTCAAATAAAAGGCAGAGGCTCTCGTAATGAAGTATGATAATGACAAACCCAAAATCCATTTAGTTCCACCTGAAGCTATTATCGAAGCAGCAAAGGTATTTGGTTTTGGTGCTGAAAAGTACGGTGAAAACAATTGGCGACAAGACATTGAAAAGTTTCCTGTCTCTCGTCATTACTCATCTATTCAGCGTCATTTGTTAGCATATATGTCAGGTGAAGATCAAGATCCTGAATCAGGTTTGCCACATTTGTCTCATGCCTTAACTCAAATGATGATTCTTGTTATGACAACAATTGAGTCTGATCCAATTGATACTGATGATAGGTTTAAAAAATGAGCATAGAACGGTTAGGTAAATTAGGTGAACGTATTGTAAAAGAATACTTTGAAATGCAAAATTGCAAAGTTGAAATGTCGGAAGATCCGTTTGATATGTCAAAGGATATGATGATTGACGGCAAACATACCGAAGTTAAATTCCAAACAATTTATTACCATTTTAAAGTACCTAACATGGAAACGTATGAGGCATTTACTGTTCCGATTACAACAACTAAAGGTGGTGCCGTAAGTAATCAACTTGATAAGTGTTTAAATGCCGACCGATGGATTATTGTTCAAAACCCACGGCCTGGATCAAAGCTTGTTACATTATGGGAAGCACCTCCACCTGGTCAACGTAGGTTTAGAGTTATTCAAAACAAACGAGACAATAGGCATACCGCAGGATTTGCGCTCGAAACATTTAATAAAATTATTGACATTAATAACGAACCGTTGTATAATAGAATTAAAGAAATAGACAAGTCAAACTATAAAAGGACATTCGCATGAGAATTGATAGCGTATATGATATCCGTGAGTTTTTCAAAGGTGAGCTTAAAGATGAAGCATTCACTATTGATAAAACAGGCCAACGTACTATTGAATTAATTGGTGCAAACTTTCTTGCAACTGAACCGGCAATCTTTGGTAAACCAAGTCAAGCTTATATTAACTCTGAGCTTGCTTGGTATGAGTCGCAATCAACAAATATTAATGATATCTATGGGTTTGGTATACAAAGTGCTCCTGCTGCATGGCAATATTCAGCAGATCCACACGGTAATATTAATTCCAATTATGGTCATTTAGTATTCTCTAAAAAATATCATAACCAATTCCAAAATGCTTTTGATGAACTGTGGAGTAACCCTGATAGCCGTCGTGCTCAAATGATTTACAATCGTCCATCTATTTGGGTTGAGTTTGATGAAGGTGGTAAGTCTGACTTTATTTGTACTAATGCACAAACGTTTTATATCCGCGATGGCATTCTGATGATGGTGTCACAAATGCGTTCTAACGACGCAATCTTTGGCTATAAAAACGACTATGCTTGGGCTCAATATCTTATGGATAAGTTTGTTGCTCAATGGAATGAACAATGTAAACTTCCTGGCAATAAACACTTCACTATTGATAAAGGTATGCTGACATGGCAAGTGATGAACTTGCACGTATACGAACGTCATTTTGATCTTGTTGTATAAATATATCCATGAGTAAATTAATACGAATATCAGATGTTATCGAGACAAAGCTCAGAAAAGAAAAAGAGCTTGAATTTTATCGAGAACAGATTGAAAAAATAAAAACCAAAATGTCTTTCCTACAAAAAGATTTAGACATTACTAATATCATTATTAATATAATTGAAAATGAAAAAGTAATGGACGTAAAAGAAAATATGGAAAAACGAATGATAGGAGAATCCGATGCTAGGGACATGGAGTAAAGCAGCATTTAAAGCTAAATTACAGGAAGGCGAATGCCTTGTCACCTGGGAACGTAATGATAAAACTGGTACACGCAGTAAGCATTACACACTCAAGCCTGAACTAATTCCTGATATGCCAAACAAGCGCGGCCGCATAAACAATCCACCTTTGTTGACACCTTCTCATACTGGTTGTTACGATATCCGCAAGGATCGGTGGGATGGTATTAAAGTAAAGAAAGTTATTTCAGTGGAACTCGTTGAAGAGTAATGCCACATTCCGCAAACCACGTTGTAAAAAGAATGACTTATTTTAATGCTGAAATAGATCGGCTTATTATGATGTGTGATGATAATGAAGAAATCCTAATGCTCGGCAGTTGTCTTATGACTTCTGCCAAATCACTTTTTGATGGAGCAATGGGTAGTGAAAAAAGGAAAACATTAATTGATGAGCTCAACAAGACAGACTAACCGTGTTGTTATTACAGGCATGGGCACTATAAATTCTTTAGGATGGACTGCCCAAGATACAATGAAAGCAATGGCCGAAGGCACCGACGGCATTAGCGAACTCCAAAACATCATAGAAATTCAAAATATGCGCTACACTCGTGGTGGACAAATTAAAGGCTATGATGAAAAAGACCATTGGACAAGAATGCAAATTGCAATCTTTGATAGGTTTACACAACTCAATATACTTGCAGCCCGCGAGGCAGTAGAACAATCAGGTTTAGAATTTGATGGTGAACTTGCTGAGGAAGCAGGTATTATTATGGGTAACGGTAGTGGTGGCGCTGAAACCTGGGAACGGACATATCATAATTACTTTGCATCTGATAACCCAAAACGCCGTGCTAATCCTTTTATTATTCCACGTGTTATGGGTAATGCTCCTGTTTGCCATATCTCAATGGAACATAATATCAAAGGTCCATCATTTACTGTAACGTCAGGATGTGCTTCTGCTAACCACGCAATGACACAAGCATTCCATATGGTTAAATACGGTATGGCTCCTGTTATGCTGACAGGTGGTTCAGAAGCAATTCTAAATCTATCAGGAATGAAAGCATGGGAAGGTTTGCGCGTTGTAAGCCCAGGTTACTGTCGACCGTTTTCTCTTGGGCGTCAAGGTATTGTTCACGGTGAAGGCGCAGGTGTATTTGTCTTTGAAGAATATTGGCATGCTAAAAATCGTGGTGCAAATATCATCTGTGAAGTATTAGGTGCGGCGTGTACTGCAGACTCAAGTGATCTCGTGATGCCTGAAGTTTCAGGATTGATTAGATCAATGGAAAAATGCCTCAAAGATGCATCAATTAACCCAGAACAAGTTGATTATATAAATGCTCATGGCACAGGCACAGTTCCAAATGATAGAACTGAAATTGATGCTATCAAACAAACATTCGGTGACCATGCTCATAAATTGAGTGTAAGTTCAACCAAATCTATGCACGGACATTGTATTGGCGGAACAGGTGCAGTTGAATTACTTGCGGCAATTATGGCAGTAAACGATGGCATTATTGCACCAACAATTAATTATGAAGAACCTGATCCTGAATGTGATCTTGACGTCGTACCAAATACCGCAAAGGAAAAGAAGGTTGATGTTGCAATCAGTAATAACTTTGCGTTTGGTGGTTTAAATTCAACTATTGCTATTCGAGGTATGTAATGCAAGAACCATATGATAGATTTATAAGTCGAAAATACCGTGAGGAAGATGAACGTCAACTCAAATGGGATAAGCGATTTATGGAATTGGCTGAAACAATTTCTAAATGGAGTAAAGATCCGTCGAGTCAGATTGGTGCTGTTTGTGTAAATGACGAACGACGTATTCTTGCTACTGGTTATAATGGTTTTCCAAAAGGTATTGAAGATAGTATTGAGCGTTTAGAAAACCGAGATGAAAAATACCCACGGATTGTCCATGCGGAAACTAATGCTTTGATGAATGCTTTGTATTCTGGTGTTTCATTAAAGAATGCAACAATATATGTCCACGGATTGCCAGTGTGTCCTGACTGTACTAAACTTATTATTCAATCCGGTATTCGCCGAGTTGTAATCCGCGAAGCAACATACAACACACCCGAGAAATGGGTTGACTTATGGACCACGCAATCTGCGCCTATGTTTAAAGAGGCGGGTATTTTGGTAACACACCTTGGCTAATAGTTTAACCGATGTCTATGTTGGGGTCAAGAAAGATGACCCTAACCGAAGGACAAATGACTTTTATCCAACACCTCCGCTTGCAACATTCGTTCTTACAAAGTATTGTAAACCACCAAGAGATATAGTTGAACCATGCGCAGGTCGTGGTAACATTTCTGTTGAATTAGCACGTAATGGACACAATGTTTTAAGTTATGATCTCAATGAATATTCTGATTCTTTATGTAGCATAAATACTTCTTATGACGCAATGGAATTGCAAAAGCCAACAGGTTTTGATGGAGTAGTGACAAACCCACCATATCATAAAGACTTACCACGAAAGATGGCGGAAAAATGGATAGACGAATATGATTATGTAGCAATGTTTCTACGTTTAACCTTTTTAGAAGGAAAAAAACGAAAAAAGTTGTTTACAAACCACCCTCCTAGTGATATAATATTTTTATCGGACCGAGTTCAATTCAAAAAGGATTCTATTGAGCCGATTGAAAAGAAACATCAGATTGGTGGTATGATTGCATATGCGTGGTTTGTTTGGGACAAGAGACATAGTTGGTCAGGTCTATGTAAACCACAATGGGTTAACCTTGAAGATGAATACGACGAGTGGAGATTAAATTATGATAAATGTAGTGATACCAGCGGCAGGAGAAGCAACACGCCTTAAACCGCTAACGTCAAATTGCAGCAAGGCTATGATCCGTGTCCACGGTAAACCTACTATTGAATATATTATTGAATCAATTTATAAGAATGCTGATCAAGTTGGACAGATCGTTATTGTTGATGGTAAGCATAATGATATTCGTGACTGGGTTGAAAAATCAAAATATAAAAATATTAAATGTGTAAAACAAGGATCACTAAATGGACCTCGTGACGCTATTGCTGTTGGTATTGAAAATTTGGGTAATTGGGAATGCCCTCTTGTTGTTTGGTTGGGTGATGCAATTATCCTTGAAGAAAATATGCCGTTGGGTACAGACTTCCTTTTAACAAAACAAGTTGAAGATCACTTTGCTTGGTGTATGTGGGATGGTGAAAAATATTACAATAAACCAAAAGAAAATATTGATAACGCAACTGCACTTGTAGGCCTATACAGCTTTAAGTGTGGGCAAACTGCATCCATTGCTTTTTGTGATAGCAAAGGATATGATATCTCGGATGCACTTGAAGATTATGGTAACTTTAATAACGTAAGTACAGAATTGTGGTATGATATTGGTGATATTGCCTCATACCATAAAACTTGTGCTACATTGTTGACACTAAAGGCACGTGAGTTTAATTCGTTTGAATATCATGCCGATCTCAATATGATTACAAAGGTTCCGACTGCAAATAACAGTTTTGCCACAAGAACTATTATGAATGAAAAGAATTGGTATACATCACTGTCACCTATTCAAAGCATGCTAATTCCTAAAGTATTAAAAGATGATTATTCCCTGACCATGTCCTATGAGTCAGGCATTCTGCTATCTGATCTATTTGCTCATGAGGACATATCAAAAAGTACTATACGGTATTTGATTGAAAGAGTTATAGTTACAATGTCAAACCATTTTCATCGTAAGCCAACTCTTGAGTTTACTGCCAATTTTCCTGACAATGCAAAAAAGATGTGGATTGATAAAACAGAAGAACGATTAGAAACTGATAGTCCGTATTACCGAAATGTTGCAGAACGCTGTTTGAAAAAGGCAAAACCTGTTGATGCTATGCACGGTGATTTGCACTTTGGCAACATTCTGTATAACCCATATAACGATGCTTTTACATTATTGGATCCACGAGGATCTTATGGTGATTATATAGGTATCGGTGGTGATTACCTTTATGATATGTGCAAATTGTCACACGACCTATATCATGGATATAGCGAACTAGTTACGGGGCATAAATACCCCACAGCGGTTCGGGAATGTTTTTCTGAATTAATTAAAGAGTACTTTCCTGATGATTATAGCGAAATCATTGATGGCGGTGCACTGTTAATCGCAACTTGTATTAAACTTCATTATGACTGCGAAGATAGACAACAAAGAATGAGAGATTATATTAATGAGTACGCAAGAAACAATTGTAGTTGACATAGACGATACTATATGTTACCCTAGACATAACCAAAAAGAATCAGAACAGAAGTATGCTATGGCTCTACCAAATGAACCTATGATTAAAAGTCTGCAAAAGGCAAAGTCAAAAGGTTATCGGATTGTGCTACATACAGCACGCAGAATGTTAACTCATGGCGGTGACATAAATAAAATTATTGAAGACGTCGGACAGATTACAGTCGATTGGCTAAAAAAGTACGACGTTCCTTATGATGAAATTGTTTGGGGTAAACCATACGGTGTTTACTATATTGACGATAAAGCAATAACTCCTGAGCAATTCGTTAAAACTATGGAATGGACTTAATTATGAAACATATTGCCTTTGCCAAAATTGGTAAATCAGTAAAGCTAAGGACAAACAAATATTCTCCTGTCGGTGGTGACAATGAGGCATCTTGTGTTCTTCGTGCTATTGCAAACAACAACCCTGATAAAATATTTTATATTGTAGGAAGATCTGACTTCGCTTCATTAACTGAAACGGATAAAGTAGATCTGTTTCCTTATAATAATGTTATTGATATTTGGGAAGGAATGAAAATTGAAAGAGTACCAACTGATCGGTATTTTTGGTGGATTAAAACATATTTTGAAGAAAATAATATCACGCTTGATGCCACAGTAATGATGGTAGGTCAAATCGGTAACGTAAGTATTCCTGAAAAGATGAAAAAGGTTCGTGAAGAAAACGATGATGGCAAACCAGCATTTGTTCTTGATATGACAAAATGGTATGTTACTCCATTGACTTTTTGGCTAAATGAATGTAAGCCACATTATGTTGAAGTTATCAATGATCCTCGATACACAATGCGGCAAGCACGTGACTTTATGCACCTACCGTTTAAAGGTTTGAGCCAATATGACTATACCTATACTGCTCATCCAATTAAAAGCATTGAAGATCAATCACGGCAAGACATTCCTGTTAACTGTGAATACGCTGCAATGGAAACAGCATTCTGTGTTGATTACGAATATACAGAAGAAGTAAATACTAATCGTAACACTGACTTTATGGTTGTTCTTAATGAAGGCAAACCATCACGTTATAAACTCCTGAAGGAATGGGTACTCGACAAATTTGATGATGTTGAGATCTATGGCAAATGGGGTAATAATACAGAAGGAGATAATCGTTTTAAAGGATCAATGCATCTAAAACAATTGCAGAACAAACTGCAAGATGTTAAGTTTACATTTATCATTCCTATTAAAGAAGGTTGGGTAACGTCAAAGTATATTGAAATGATCCATGCTGGTGTTATTCCATTCTTACATCCGTCATATGATATGCAAGGTCACACACCTATTCCTGAGATCTTGCGCCCAAAAACACCTGAAGAATTCCATAAAAATCTTCAATATCTTATTGATAACAAATTGGCATATGAGCAAACAATCACAGAATTACGTAAAGCTGTTCTTAAACCTGAATATTATGATGGTAGTTTTATTAATGATAAAATCTTCACCGCATTTGACAGTAACTATAAGAGACCTGATTTAACTGGATATGAAGTTCAAAAACCAGCAACACTCGAAGCATTTTTTTAAATAAGGATATATTATGAATAAAGAAATTACCTGGGCTCCAATCATTCCACTAATCGGCGGTCAAATGCTAGGAGCGGAAAAAGCATTCGGCAAGCCACCTGAAACAATCTATTCCTATCCTGACTTTGGAGCAAACGATAGTCACTATGTTAACTATCAGAATGTAACAAAAGGTCGAGATATTGCCTATACAATGATTCCTGAAGCCGCAAAAAGATCACTTGATGTTGTCAGCGGTACACCACCTTGTGCTGCATTGTCACAATTGAATACTGCAAAGGCGCCTGACGCAAAAGGTGCAGGTTGTGAAAAGAACGAATGGATGTACGAAGTTTTTAAAGAAGGTATTAATAGGTTTGAAGCCAAAGCTATTATTGTTGAAAACGCTCCTGCACTATTTACTAATAAAGGTCGACCTGTAGCAGATAAACTATTTGACATTTGCAGCAAAGCAGGTTATAGTATGACATTATATAAAACATCAACAAAATATCATGGAATTCCACAAGCACGTGACCGTACCTTTGCTATTGGTTGGAAATCAGAAACTGCACCTATTATGGATTGGCATAAACGCCCACGTCGTAGATTTGATGAATATGTAAACGATGTCAAAGATGATGCACTACACCAAGATTTGATTGTAAACAAAAACCTAATGGATGAACCTTATTATAATTTTGTTGAAGCAATGCTACCACCAGGATCAAATATGACAGCACGTCAAGTTATCCGTGAGATTGCGGCAACGGCATTTGGATATGTAAACAAATCAGGTAAAATTCAAGAGGCAAATAAATGGATGCACGAGACAGGACATACACGTGGGATACACGTAACTGACCATGCCATCAAAAAGTTTGCTCAAGGTTTGGGCGTTTGGGATGCGTCAGTCCATGTGTTTGATGATTGTATGAATGCTGTTATTGGACGTAACCTTGCAGACACAGTACATCCGCACTATGACCGTTCACTAACAATCCGTGAAGCATTGTATATGATGGGTTTCCCTGATGATTTTGAGTTGCTTAATGGAATGACTTCTATGAACCACATTGCCCAAAATGTTCCTGTACCAACATCTCGTGATATGCACTTGCAGATTGCAAAATTCCTTAACGGTGAACTACCTATGTCTGAAACAAACTATTTGCGTCAGAATAATCATACTGAAAAGACAGAAATGGATGTCCGAGGTACAAGTAATCAACCTACATTAGAGGAGTTCTTTGCGTGAGAAACGATCTTATAATTGACTTCGAAACATTCGGAAAGGATGCTAATAAATGTGCTGTAATCGACTGTTCGGTTATGGTATTCAATTGGGATAAGTTTCTTGATGATCCATACAACTTCAACGATGTTGTAAAAGCAAAACGGTTTAAACTTGATGTTGTTAATCAGGTTAAAAAATATGGATATGAAGTTGATGCATCAACAGTTAATTGGTGGGAGTCACTAGGTCCTGAGGTGCGCAGGCATATCAAACCAACACCCAACGATTTAACTGTTGAAATGTTCTGTTCAGAGTTTATGGATTATTTGATTAGCCAACCAAACATTACATATTGGTGGTCAAGATCAAATACGTTTGATCCTATTATTCTAGGTCGTTTGTTTAAATCACAAAACAAACTTCTACACATGGAAGAATACCTAAAGTTTTGGAGAATACGAGATACACGTACTTATATTGATGCAAAATTGGATTTCCCAAAGATCAATGGTTTTTGCCCAATCAATAATACAGAAGTGTGGGAAAATAATTTTAAAGAACACGATAGCTCATGGGATATTCTTGCGGATGTTATGCGTTTGCAGGCAATCCATCGAGCTGAAAATGATATGGAGATGATATGAGTAATAAAATAGAAGTAACAGTTGAGGAATTACGAAAGTTTTCCCTCTTCATAGCAAGTCCGATGTATGGTGCCCAATGTGCTGGCTCATATACAAAGGCTTCAACAGATTTGGCTATGATGTGTGCTGCAAATGGCATCACCGTAAAGTTTTATTATTTGTTTAATGAAAGCCTTGTACAGCGAGCACGTAACTATTGCGTTGATGAATTCCTAAGGTCAGAATGCACCCACATGGTCTTTATTGATTCTGATATTGGTTTCAATGCAAAAGATATTCTTGCAATGCTTGCGGTTAACATTTCAGATCCTGAGAATTATAATATCGTAACAGGTCCTTACCCAAAGAAAACAATTGCTTGGGAAAAGGTAGCACGTGCTGCCAAAGAAGGTCGTGCTGATAAAGATCCGTTTGAATTAGAAAACTATACTGCTGATTATGTTATGAACCCGGTTCAAGGACAGGCAACATTTAATGTCGGTGAACCAATGGAGGTTGCAGAAGCAGGTACAGGATTTATGCTCATCCCGCGTGAAACACTTATTAAATGGAAAGAAGCATATCCTGAGATGAGTTATAAACCTGACCATGTTCGTACTGAAAACTTTGATGGTAAAACAATGATCCACGCATTCTTTGATTGTATGATTGACCCAGTATCAAAACGATATCTATCGGAAGATTACTTCTTCTGCCGTAAAGCACGTGATATTGGATTAAGAATTTGGACTTGCCCATGGATGCAGTTGCAACATATTGGAGCATATGTATTCAAAGGTTCAATGGCACACATCGGTTCACTCGGTGCACCACTAACTGCTGATAAAACATCTCAAAAAGCAAAAAAGCCATTGACAAAAAGGCAAAAGCGTAATAAAATAAACAGATAACACAATGACAGGAGTCTTATATAATGCAATTTTCTGACCGTACTCTGACTATTCTGAAGAGTTTCTCTACTATTAATAAATCAATTTTGATGCAACCAGGTAGTGTATTGAAAACAATCACACCTGAGAAAACATTGCTTGCATCAGCAACAATTCCAGATCAAATTCCATCACAGGCTTGTATCTATGATTTGTCAAGATTTCTATCAATTTTGTCACTTCATTCACATCCGGATGTAGAATTCCATGATAAATACTTTATTATCACAGAAGGTAAACAGCGCACACGTTATGCGTTTGCTGATATCTCTATGATTCATACACCACCTGAGAAAGACATTCAGATCACGGACGCTGACGTTGAAGTGGCGGTATCGTGGGAAGATATCCAATCAGTGGTGAAAGCAGCAGGTGTGCTTCAGTTCTCTGAAGTTGCATTTGTTGGACAAGATGGCAAATGCTATCTTAAAGCCATTGACTCATCTACCGAAAAGGCTGATGATTATGGTGTAGAAATCGGTGTAACACCCGACACATTCAAAATTATCATCAAGACTGATAATTTGAAACTCCTACCTCAGGACTACAAAGTTACGCTTTCAAGTAAAGGTATCTCTGAGTTCAAAGGTAATGAAGCTACATATTACGTAGCAATTGACACAAAGTCGACTTATAAGAAAGGATCCTAAATGGAAAACGAAAATCAAGAGCAAGAGAAGGTACAACTCTCGCTACAAGATATCGCAACAGTTGTTCAAATGATTGATGTGGTATCACGCCGAGGCGGCATTGAAGGCCGCGAATTGGCAGGAGTAGGTATGCTCCGCAACAAGTTGGAATTGTTCTTGCAACAGAACGCTCCACAAGGTGAAGCACCTCAAGGCCAAATGCCTATGGATGCGCCTGCTGATGTTCCAGTAGATGCACCGCTCGCTGACAAAGTTCAGTAAAAACTTCGGGGGTGAAATGCCCCCACCTTATTTTTATATTATGAAATGGTGATTAAATGGCTGTAGATGCAAAAGCAAATGAAGTATTGTGGGTTGAACGATATAGACCTCAGGTTATCGAAGACACAATCCTTCCGCAAAAAACTAAAGATATGTTTAAAAAATTCGTATCTGATGATAGTATTCCTAATCTGTTATTGAGTGGTGGACCAGGTGTTGGTAAAACAACAATTGCAAAAGCAATGCTCGAAGAAATGGGTTGTGACTATATTGTTAAGAACGGATCATTGAACGTAAACATTGATACCCTCCGCTATGATATTTCAACATATGCGTCAGCGGTATCACTTCAAGGCGGCCGTAAATATGTTATCTTTGATGAAGCAGATTACCTAAATGCTGCTAACGTGCAACCCGCACTCCGTAATTTTATTGAGGAATTCTCATCCAATTGTGGTTTCATCTTTACGTGTAACTTCAAAAACCGTATCATTGCACCACTCCGTTCTCGTTTATCAGAAGTTGATTTCAGTATTGAAACCAGTGACCGTCCTAAACTTGCGATGCAATTTATGAAACGAGTAGAGGCAATTCTTGAAACTGAAAACGTCGCTCACGATAAAGCGGTAGTTGCAAAAGTAATCCAAAAACATTTTCCTGACTTCCGTCGTGTTTTAACTGAATTGCAATCATATGCAGCTTCGGGTAAAATTGATGAAGGTATTTTTATTAATCTTAAACAAGAATCAATGGATGCGCTGTTTGAATTACTCAAAGCAAAAGATTTTACCAATATGCGTAAATGGGTTGCTAAAAACAGTGACCAGGATATGAATGAGATGTTCCGTCGTATCTATGATATGTCAAATGATAAAATTGAAATGAGATCAATGCCAGGTTTTGTTGTAACACTTGCTGACTATATGTATAAGGCCAACTTTGTTGCTGATCTTGAAGTTAACATGGTTGCATTCTTAACCGAAATTATGATAGAAACGAGTTTCAAATGAGTGAATGGATTAAAAAACTTATAGGTATGCACACTTGTTTTAATTGTGAAAGCACTGTTAATAAGAAAGACATTTACAGTGTTGACATTGATACCGCGGATGGACCGCTACACCTAAAGCTATGTCAAAATTGTGCCGATGATTTTGATAATATGCTTAAAGATCTTGAGGAGAACCTAAATGGTCAAAGAAATAACACCTTTTGATTTTATGAACGCGGCTTCATTCTCAAAAGATGATTTGATTGCAAACCATGAAAACCCTGAGATGGCGGAAAATCTATATGTTCCATATATTGTTAACCGTGGGTTCACTAACTTTGAGGATTCCATTCTTCACGCAAACGAAATGAATCAAAGAGCACACTTATTCAAAGATGCGCAATTTCAATATTACCGAGGTGTATTGCGTAAACGTAAACGGTTTAGCAAATGGCCAAAAGCTGATAAAAGCAAAGACCTTGATGCCATTCAAGAAGTATACCAATGCAATAGAACAATTGCTAAACTCTATCTCAAAGCATTATCAACCGCTGATCTCAAAGAGGTACATTCCAAATTGAGCACAGGAGGGTAAGAAAATGATAAATATTCGGATGGTCATGAGAGCATCGCCTAAATAATAACAATAATAAAGGTGCTATCGTTATGCAAATTGAAGAAAACATTTTTAGAGGAGTAGGCATTGAAATTACCTTGCCAACACAGGACAGCTTTCTAAAAATCAAAGAAACACTCACACGTATTGGTATTTCATCTCGTAAAGAAAAGAAACTATACCAATCTTGCCACATCCTACATAAACAAGGTCGCTATGCAATTCTACATTTTAAAGAATTGTTTATCCTAGATGGTAAAAAGGACACGTTTATCGAAGAAGATAATGCAAGACGTAATACAATAGTTAACTTATTGGAAGAATGGGGTTTGGTTAATATTGTGAACACTGAAAAGGCGCAAGACCCAATTGCACCTTTAAACCAAATCAAAATTCTTTCACATAAAGAAAAAGATAATTGGATACTTGAAGCAAAATATAATATTGGAAAGAAATAATATGAATGTTTATAAAATGAATGAGCGTGCTACGATGCCTGAATACGCAACAGAAGGATCGGCATGTTTTGATATAGCAGCCTGTATTGAACACAAACAAAGACTTGTTGCTTACAATACATGGAACAAGAAGTTGGATATTGTAGTGAAAGGTGTTGGACAAAAACCTGATGCCTTTCAACTACCACCAGAGATGAGAGTACTCGTCCCTACAGGTTTAATCTTTGACGTACCAAAAGGTCACGTTATGAAGATGTATATTAGGTCAGGTACTGCACTTAAAAAAGGTTTAGCCATGGCAAATGGTGTTGGCATAATTGATTCTGATTATGTAGAGGAGTCGTTTATAATGCTCACGAATTTTAGTGATAGTCTTATTACTATTGAGCACGGTGAGCGATTAGCTCAATGTTTAATTGAACCAACAACAAGCCTGAACATAGATGAAACCACAGAACGTCCAGAACAAAAAACCGAAAGAGTCGGAGGGTTTGGTAGTACTGGAGAATAGGAAGATGATATGAAATATCTAACACTACTTACAGCACTACTTGCGGCACCCGCTGTTGCCCAAGAATCAAATTACCCACCATTTTATGCAATGCAATCTTGTGCCACGATGCAAGAGATTGCCGCAATTTCTCAAAAGCATAATGAACCGGTATTGTTTAATGGACAAATATTGAATATTCATGCCTCAGGACAAACCATCAAAACTGAATTTGTTTTCACGGTTAATCAGGATACAGGTTCATGGACTTTAGTTTCATTATATCCTAATGGTATTGCTTGCATGGTTGCCAATGGAAGTAATTTTCAGCCTTATACTAAAAATAATTAATTAAAACCATTGACATTTTAGAAAAATGTATTATATATACTGTATAGGAATGCCGTAAAGGGTTCCTTATATTAATCTTGCTTATTTAAGGAGAAACAAAATGAATACACGCAGATTAGATACGTCTATGTTAAATGATCCATTCTTCATCGGCTTTGACCGAATGATTGAAAGGATGAGACAAGAAACACCGAGTCAAGCAAACTATCCCCCTTATAATATTATCAAAACGTCAGATGAAACCTATGAATTGCAGTTAGCAATTGCAGGCTTTACTTATGATGATTTGGACATTGAATTGAGAGATGGAACACTCACTATTGACGGAAATCAATCTCCCAAAGAAGATGAACCTGATTACCTGCACCGCGGTATTTCCGCACGTAACTTCCGCAGGACCTTTACATTATCGGATACGATTGTAGTAAATGGTGCAACACTTGATAGCGGCATTCTAACTATTTCGTTAGAAAATGTAATTCCTGAAGAAAAGAAGCCTCGTAAAATTGCTATTAGTAATGCTGCATCTGCAGTTGAACAACTCAACGGATAATTACTATTGACAAAATAATAAACTATGTTATATTGATTCTAATAACGGTCAAACCCTATACTGGGTTTGACTTTTAACACACACGGAGAATAATATGAAAAAAGTAAAACCCATTGGTTGGGCTACAACCATTTCTGAAATCATTACAATCCCTAAAGATATGTGGGACAGTGTAATGACAGTTGAAAAATCCCCACTACGAAATTTAGACCCTATGGTAGGACATATGATCTTTCAGTGTCTGTTCTTTATTTGGTCTGGTATTTTTGCCCTAATGGTAGGAAGCTATATTGCTTTCGGTCTTAGTGCTGCGTTTCACCTCTTACTTATTAGTGGTATTACAATTACAGTTGTGGCATTTCGTCAAGCAGAAAACAATCCCGAGTCTCTTAACAATCTTTTAAAATCAGGTCGTAAATACAATGGCCGTGCAAATGGTGGCGAGCATGAGTGAACAAACCCAGTACTGTACAACTAAAGGCCTAGGTTGGGCTTTTCTAGTAATCATTCTATCATTTACAGCATTGCCTTTGTTGATGTCACTATCTATTATGGGTCCAGAAGAATATGCTAGACAATGTAAGGTAGCAATTCATATGCCATGTTTTGGGCTGAACTGATGCATATTATAAGATCAAAAGATGGTGAAATTATTGCATTAGCATCACGTTTAGAGGATGCTATTGCAATCGCAGACGGATCTCGAGTTGACAAAGAAGACTATATTGTTCAAGAGTCAACTAACCAACAAGAACTTGCTGAAGTTTATCGCTCTTATTATGGAACGAGATCACTATGAAACCCAACAAAAAATTTGATTTATCGGTTAGAGATATAGAAATAATCGAACAAGCGCTAAGGGCAAAGGCCGGGCGTAGAGGATTAGCTATTGCTCAAGGCGATGCATCAAAACAGCTTCATCAAGAAATGATGGAGATACAAGAATTGCTTGGTCGCATTCATAACCAAAAAAATTGGTACCGTCCAAGCGATAAGTGGGTAGGTGGAGGATGAACCTTTGCCGCCCTTTTAACACACACAGGAGAACTAAAATGTTTAACGACTTTACAACTAACTACTTTATTGACCACGTACAATCAACCAAGAAAACAATGGTTGACACATTGGTAAAAGACGAAAAATTGTCTGCGCCATTGCACGCCTTTATTGAAGCTCAAACAGCTTTTACCAAAACGGCGGTTAAATCAATGACTGAATTTATGAATGCGACTGGTGAAACCGCGGCAAAGGTAATGAAATAATGAGTAAAAATCCTTTTGAAATTCGTGCCGATATGTTGCAAATGGCTAAAGAGTATATGGATCAAATCCATGAAACTAACAATCGTTACGCAGCTAAGATGTTTGAATTAGGACAAATTCAATTTGAAGAATATCAAAAAATGACTGAGTTATATTCAGTCGAGGAACTTACAAAAAAAGCTACAGAAATGTACTCGTTTGTTTCAAATAAAGATTAAAAAATGACTGAAAGGGGCTTCGGTCCCTTTCTTTTACTATGTGAGGTGATAAATGATTTTTAAATTGATGGGTAATCTTATTATTGATGAGAGTAAACCAACCGTTATTTTTATGGATAAAGGAAATCATAATTCCTATACGCACATCTACGGCCCAGCTCGTATTGTAAAAGAAAACATTAAAGACAAATATAATATTATTACAATCGGTGCAGGTTGCGGCCTCACTGATAATTATTATGAACTCCAACGTGGTGCTACCGATAGTCTTTTAAGAAAAGAAGGTAACGGACCTGACTATAAGGAAAAGAATGCAATTACAATGCGTTCTTGGTTGGATGATAGTTTTGTTGATTTACCTGTTGTTGACCACATCATTTTAGGTACTGATGATTTCTTCAGGCTGCCATTACAAAAGTTTTGTGGTAAAGATTATTCTGAATTCCTACATAATATGCAAAACGAATTCTTTGATTATATTGGTACTGATTCTGATATAATGCAAAAAATTGATGAAATGAATACCGATATTACTTCTAATTGGGATAAGCGTGTATCACCATATGCGTTTAGTACAAAAGATTACTTTTGGTTTATGGAGTGTATTGGATATATCAATAAAGTAAATAAATTGAATAAAGAATTGATTGCCTTTTCAATTGATCCTGCAATCTATACACCGTACTTTGATAAAATGGGAATTAAAACGAAACTGTTTTATTTTGCCGATGATACACGTGGTACAAGAAACTTTCAACAACTTGATATATCACAATTACAGCATATTATCTATGATGAAAAATTTAAACCAAAAACACTCGATAGTTTCTTTGATGATGAAGTTAAGAAAACTCATAATATGTTTTTTGCCGGTACGTTATTTCAGGACAAAGGTAGTAGGAGATTTATTTGGGATAAGTTTCTAAAGGATGTCAAATCCGATGATTGTTCTTATTATATTCCATTAAGAAAGAATGGTATTAATAAATCAAAGGACGGTAGATCAGAACGAGCGGAAACAACTCTTAAAGAAACTGCTGCATTTACAGAACTATATAATAATGTTATAGAACATAAAAATTATAAAGAAGCATTGCTTCCGTCCGAGGTCAATGATAAAACAAAAAGATATAAGTATGGAATGATTTTTAGATGCGTGTCAATTAATGACTCACTAAACTTTAGACCTGTACTATATGCCTATTCCGATATTGTACCATTTCTTGATCCACAATATGATCCTGATTGTTTACAAATACCTAAACATATTCAAGAAAAATTGTTAGTCGCTAATGCGTGGGATATTGATGAAAGAATTAAATACTTTAACGATAATGATTCAGTAAGGATTGAAATCCTGAATGAGCTTAAAGATCTATTTAATATAAACCAATATATTAATGATCCGCAAACTGCAATTGATAATCAAATTAAAAAGATATTTAGTTAATACCTGGTGGCAAATTATTAAACGGATCATCGGTAGCACCGCCGCCACCTCCACCGTTCATTCTAACATTTGCCTGTGACTTAGAACCTTCAGTATAACTCATTGGTGCTTGAACGGTATCACCCATATGGATGTTATATTGTCCGCCTGTGCCTATTGCACCTGCTGCAACCATTTGTGCTCGTGCCATTTGGCGCTGTGCTGATGGGTAACTAGTATTCCTTGCTTGATTAATACGGAAACCATCCATAGATGTAGTACCTTCAGGTTTTGTGCGTGAGTAACGAACAAATTGTCCTGCAGCATTAAATACTGAATAACGGCGCAATCCCAAAAATCCTCCACTTTCATTTCTTTCATAGTAAGTTGCTTGACTTTGAATACGAGCATTGCCACCTTTAATTTCTGCTTCTCTTGCTAAGAGTTCCCATTGGGAAGGTTGTGCTGCTCGTTCTGCTCTTGCCCTTGCTTTATCTTCCATATACTTATCAACTGAATCTCGTAACATCGCAGCAATTTCCATATACAGTGCACGGTGTGCTGGGTTGAATTGGTTATAAGGACCTACTCCTCCAACATGGAAAAATATTGAAGTAGTAGCTGCGGCGATATCAGCAGCAATACCAACAACACTAGGCATTGCCACACCGATTGTTTCTAAACCGGCGGTTGTATAATCTCCTATTATAAGACTATATGCTGTAAACCCAATACCTACAACTGCACCAAGAGCGGGAATCCATTTTATCGCAATTTTAGTGGTTTCAGATGCTACCATTTTTCGCATCAAACCTCGGTCAGCATTTGCTAAAAGATCTGCACCCTGCTTTTCTCCAACTTGCAACATTCTTCGTGCCTCTGCTAAACCAGCATCCCCACTCCTTGGGCCGACACGTGGTTGTCGAGGCGCCTTACCATAATTTGGTGTACCGTCAGGATTAAATCCTGCAGCTGATAATCGTTGTTGCGCCACCTCCCTTGACATAAACTTATTATTATCCATATCTTGATAGGTATAAACTCCAGGACGTGTTTCTATAACATTAATATTAGGCGGGGCCATATTGCCAGGCGCTGTAAACATTCCGGCAGGTCCTTTAGGTAATGGTGGCGGTTGAACTCTATATCTATTAGGACCAGCGGCATCAGCATATGCTGCTTGTTGTAATGCGACTGATGCTGAGATTGCCGCCGTACGTTTTGCCGCTGCTTCTGCTGCTTCTTGTTGTGCAACTTTTGCTGCTTGCTCCGCCGCAATAGCTATTAACTTATCATCAGATGCAGCAGTTTGAGCTGCTCTCTTAGCCGCTGCTTCTGCTGCTTCTCTCGCTGCTCGCTCTTGTGCTTCTTTTGCCGCTGCTTCTGCTGCTTCTTTCGCTGCTCGCTCTTGTGCTTCTTTAATTGCCTTCGCTTGTGCTAAACCAGCATCACCTTGCCTTGCACCACGATATGCTCTATATGCACCAGTAGCAGCACCTGCGGCAAGACCAAAGCCAAACCGACCTGCTCTTGATGGAAGAAGGGCAAGTCCTGCAAGTGTGACGGCAAGTGCTCCCCATGGTACAGAATCTTTAAATTTTTGAATATCTGTTTTTATTTCATTAACGGTTCGTGTTAATTCAGCGGCTGCCTGGTTCATACCGTCAATAGTTCCTCGCAAGTCCGCTACTGTATCTTTGATACCGTCAAATGCATTAGGAAATCTTTCATCCATAAACCCTTTACCTATAAGGCCTGCGGCAGCAAGTCCTGCACCACCTACAAGTAATTTGGTAAGGTTACCTAAGTTAAATGCTTTTGTAACACCGTCAATTAATTTTGCGTCACGGGCTTCGGCATTCTTACGAGTATCATCAGAAAGCTTTTCTGATTTTAAATCATCAAATTCCCGTTGTCTTTTTGTGTACTCGTATTGTTCTTCCGCAATACCTTGTGCTTGCTTTAACATTACGCTTTGAGCTTGTATTCCATTATTAATTGATTTGAAAACATCACCAAACTTGTCGAGTTTTGAACCGACTGTTTTTAATGAATTTGTTCCACTATCACGGATCAGGTCACCTTCATCCCTAAGCCTTTGGATGATTGCTTCTGTATCTTTGGAATATTCTCTAGCCATGTTTCTTACCTATTCTCGTTTTGCTTTTCCATGAACTCAATTAACATTGTAAAATATAATTCTTTTTCATACGGTACCAAACTTTCAATATCTGATATAGAATACTTATGATGTTGAACCAGAGCAAACATCGTTTGGTAATATTCGCTCAGTGATGAATGGCACAACATTATGTAAAAAAACTTCGCATTCCTTCTATTACAAAGTTTTTAGTGTCACCGTTTTTATTCTTGTATGTTTTAGTGTGTCTTATTTTTGGCATTGTTTCAAAAAATAGTCTAATACCGTCAACGACCGGGGTTGTCACATCTTCCATGAATTGATCTATTTCTTTTTGTGAATACTTTGAAAACTCATAAACTTCATCTTCCGATGCAACTTTATCCAAACAGGAAACCATAATTTGATATGATACCAATGGATCCTCTTCGTCCATTTCAGTAATCTTAATATACTCATCAATCGAAGGATACTTTAAAATTAATGTGTAATCGTCATTAATCCTAACTTTGTTAGTATGCTTATCATTTTTAATAATTTCAGTGTCCGTTAAATCAATTGCAATATCAACAGTTTCTTCTGTCTCAGGATCAGTGATCTGCATTTCAATTAAGTTATCAACGGATTTTGATCTCAATGTTAATAGAATAAGCTCAAGATCAAACATTGCTAATTTATTAACATCATAGTCAATCAAACAGTTATTTACAATTTGCTTTGATGCAACCATTTCTTGTGTACTATCTTTAGATGCTTGAGCAACTAATAGAATCTTTTCTTCTTTAACCGTGAAGGGACGGTACTTGATAGTTTCACCGGTTGATGGCAATTCCATCTCATAAATCGGCAAATCAATTTTTGGTAGTGTCATAATTTATCTCTCTCTTATTATCTAAATATTTTTGATATATTATCGAAATCGCTTCTTACTTTAGTAAACTTATTAATTGCATCTTGAATACCAACAGGTCTTAAACCTTGTTGAATTGTTTGACCAACGCTTCCTACTGATTCGAGTAATGATAACAATCCTGCACCTCGTCCAAACCGTTCAAGTGTTCCAACCAAACCAACCTTTTCTCCACTAAATGCAATGCGATCGTATGCAAACGCAACAGGTAATGTGCCAAAGCTGTCATTGTTTTCCCACGCCAAATCAATATCACCAATGACTGTTGGATAACATCCGTCAAGAATTGTTTCATAATAAGTTTCAATTTTGCCGCGTGTTGAATAATATTTGATAATCATTCGGCATGAATACTCATCTTTGTATCCCACCTCATACGGCAGTTGCCCATCAACCTCGGCAAAGCTTCCACCTTTTGAACCGTAATTTACAACTGACTGTATCCATGAATGGAAATAACTCACAACAGCATGGTCGGAGTCAAGCATAAAGATTGTATTAAATTGTTGGTTATCCATTCCTACAGGAAACTGTTTTGGCAATTGGCCAACCTGTTCAAGTGTTTCTGTTCTTACAGTTAAACCTGGTACGGCGGCAGTTTTACAAAAGAATGTAAGTTCTCTTGGTGTTAATCCTGATTCAATTCTAACACCAGGTGGTATGATTTGAACTTCAAATAATGAGGTATGAGCAGGTCCACCGTAACGGTCCATATTTGATTTAAATTTTGATATGTTAAAAGACATTTATCTTCCTCTTACGGCTTTTCTTGAGTCAGACCAAACTTTTGATTGTTTGGCACCAACAAATTTTTGTGTCGGTAAGAATAATGCAATATCCCATTCTGAAGGATTAATATATACTAATCTCGTTCTTACCTGCTTTGTTAAATAATGTTTCACCGTAGGTGCAAATAACTTAAACTTAGATGCTCCGTTTAATACGTCATAACTAATCCTCAATTTAGTAGTCTCATCATATTTTTTATTGGAGGCAACAGTATATAGTTGGTCCATTAATTTTGCTCTTAAGGTGGGTGGCAAATAATGCATATTGATACCAAGAAAACCACCTTGTGCTCTATTTATCGGAAATATAAGTGGAAACCTATCATAGTATGGTAATGTCTTTTTGTGCTTTGGATCATATGCAAACATATACATATGGCCTAACCTAAATCTGTTTTCATATCTTTCTTTACCGGCTTCACGAATAAGTTTTTCACCTTTTGCTTCACCTTTTCCAACTGTAGCGGCTTGCTGACGATACCAATCTCTGGCACCTGCAGTACGTGCAGGGATTTGCCCTTCACGGATACCTCTTAATAGTATATCGTCAAACAATTTTGCTACCATTTTTAAACTCCTAAATGATCTTCAGTATATATCAAAAATTTCCATCCGCGGTCAGCACAGAAATTTTGTGCTGCTTTCCACTTTGCTTCATTAACACCCCAGGTTTTAACCTCATTCAAATAGCGTTTTGATACACGACCTTTGAGTGTACTTTTATTACGAATATCAGGTGGCCTTGTCTGTGCCTTTGGTTTAATTTCAATCATTAATGTTTCGGTCTTACCGTCAGGCTTTTTCTGCCTAACAATCACATCAGGAAAATACCGATGCAACCGCCCATCAATTGGTGATCTATAAGGTACAATGACCTCTTCACTTTGCCACCAAATCACATCAGGATGTTTATCTACGTGTCTAAAGAATTTAAACTCCCACAACGAACGATAAATAATCTTTGTGGGGTCACCTTTATATTTCTGCGGGTTTTTCGGCCGAAACCTACCACTATACGCCAATATCCTGCTCACACTTCCATATAAATAAGAACATAAACTATTTATAAGAAAAGGACCGAATCAAATGGCGAAAACATCAACTCGCCCAGAGCATGACAAAAATGTATGGCGCAATAAGAACACGCAAGGTAATTTATCTTTTCCAACATCGCCTGTACCACATTCGGTTCTGTTCGTTTTCAAAGATTATGATTTTAAAACTGCACTAGGCGGTGGATTAAACGCAAGTAGTGAAAGAGTTGGGCAGAGAGCTGTAGGTAGTGAATTAAGATCAATTAATTCTATTGAACTACCTTTTCCCACAACACTACAGGATGATACGAACCTTAGAATTAACGGGTTTGAAAGAAATAAAACAACGGAATACCTTGCTACTGCGGCAAGAGAATTTGCTGCATCTGGTAATTTTGGCAATTCAAAAGTTTCAGATCTACCACAACTACTAATGTCATTAGGAGCGGGTATGGGTAGAAATGCACCTGAGGATATGTCTATTAATGCAGCAGGATCGGCGATTATGGGATCAAGCCTTGCTGATACCGCCAAGTCAGCACAATACCTTTTGCGTAGTAAATTGCCAGGTGACATGGGTAGAACACTTGATACGGTGCAAGGAAATACTGTTAACCCAAGAGAAACACTATCGTTTGAAGGTGTTGATTTAAGAACTCATAATATGACATTTGATTTATATCCAACGAATAAATCTGATTCAATTTTGATTAAAAAGATTATTGAAAGGTTCAAACAAAAGACATTACCTGTAGCACGAGATTTTGCTGGTCTTACACAGGCATTCTTGTCATATCCTTCAACAGTAGATATCTTTTTATTGGGAATTGATCCTACTCATTGGATGCAATATAAAACTTCAATGGTTACACAGTTTACTGTTAATTATCAAGTTGGCGGATTGACAAGCATTATGAAAGGTGGTAAACCATCGGCAGTTCAAATAGCATTAACCTTCCAAGAACTCGAAATTCAAACTGCGAATGATTATGGTGTTAGCGCCGGTGCAGATGCTAATGCGGTAGGAGAAACTTAATGGCAAAGTATTTTGAAAATTTTCCAATTATAACATACGAAGGTAAACAGGTACGTGACATTACACGAAGAAATCAATTTGTTCGTAACGTAAGTACAAACCCTTTACTTTATTTACCATATACAATTAGTGAAGGTGAAAGAGCTGAGGATATTGCTAATTTTTATTACGGTTCAGTTGATTATAGTTGGCTCGTTTATATGGCAAACAATATAATGGATCCTTACCATGAGTGGCCGTTGTCGGAAGCAGAATTTAAAGATTTCTTAATTGACAAATACGGTAATGTATCAGGTAGGATTGGTGATGATGTAGTCGATTGGACACAAGAAGATAACGATGAAAACATTATCTATTGGTATAGGGAGGTTTAATAAATGGCAGTTGATCTAGTCAAATTAACACCTGAAAGTTTTGAAACAATTTATCTTCGTAAGGAAGACCGAGTTATTATCAGAACAGAACAAGGTCGTAAAATTATTATTAAACGTATTATTCCTGAAGAATGGAAACCTTGGCGCATTTGGGATAACGAACGAGCAATAAACGAAAACAAACGTGAGATCTTTTTAATTGATAAAAAGTATTTACCACAAGTAACCGAAGAATTTGTAAAAAGTATAAAACTATAAATGGCATTTAATCCATCATCATATACGATTGTTTCATTTACGTTAAGAAACAAATACACAAACCTTGATGAAAATATCGCCGGGATGATTGATGGTATTGAAATCAATCAGTCGATGGGTATGACTTCATGGAGTGGTGTAGCCGCTGTCCTAGACACCGTTGGTTTCCTTGACAAGACACCATTACTTGGCGAAGAACAATTAATTTTAAAAATTGTATCCCACGACCTTGGTACTGAATATGATTTGGCGTGCCAGGTTATTCGTATTGATAATTTAGTACCTACTGAAAGTATGAACGGTGTTCGGTATAATATTCATTTTATATCAGCAGTTACTTATTCGGCAGCCGTTGCGTCGGATGTTGAAGATGGGTTTGCCGATAAATCAATAAACCAAATTGTTGAATATACGTTTAGAAATTATTTCGCAACACTTGGCACTGCTGTTAGAAATGAAGGAAGCAGAACATTCCCATATGGTACTGCTAAATTTCCATTAGTTAATTTTGTAACAAATGAAAGCCGAAAGTTTACAATACAACCTACAATTGGTTTAAACAATTTAGCTATCCCGCATTACACACCGTCGGAAACAATGTTGTTCCTTGCTCGACGTGCTTATGGTGAAGCAAATTCACAGACTTATCGTTTCTTTGAAAATTTAACTGATTACTTTTTTGTGACTGATGAATATTTAATTAAAGAATCAGTTGAAGCAGATGACGTAATACAAAAATTCTTTTATTCACCTAATGCAACATATGATCCTACTGAACCTGAAAAGCAACTTAATCGTATTGAATATATCACTATTAATTCAAGAGGTAGTGATATTGGTAAAGATATAAAATCAGGCGGATATGCAAGTACGGTTTGTGTAGTTGATATATTAAACCACAACTATACTGAATCAACATATAAGTATACCGAAGAAGCTGAGTTTGTTGATATGTCAGGAGTTCAGGCACGAAGAGGCCAAATTGATTTTCCACATTCTAGAGAATTTGCTGAAGAAACATTTAGAACTGACAACAGTCCACGGTTTCTTGCATTCCGTGATTTTACCGGACCTTATGCTACTTCACGTGAATTGGCATCTGACCAAAGACTTGATGATTTAGTTTCAAACCGAATAGCATACAGGCACCATTTATACAACACTAAAGTATCGGCATCATTAACAGGCCGAATGGATATTATGCCTGGTCAATTAATTGATCTTACAGTTCAAGGATTTGATGCTTTAGGTACTTCTGATAACCATCAACAGCTATCAGGTAGGTATCTTGTATTTACAACCAAGCATACATTGGAAAACGATAAAGTACGGACCAACTTTGAGCTTGTTAAATATGATTGGAGTAATGATTAATGTTCCCATACGGCGTTGGCATAAGAGAACCTTTATTCTTTATTGGTGTTATTGAGAATAGAGATGATCCACAAAAGCAAGGACGAGTTCAAGTAAGAGCATTTGGAGTACATGGTTTGAATGATAAAGTTCCGACTAAATCATTACCATGGGCAAGTTGCCTTGTAAATGACTTATTTAATCAAATTCCTGATGAAAACGATTTCGTTTTTGGTTTGTTTATTGATGGTAGAGATGCGCAGCAACCAATTATTATCGGAACAGTTCCTACTCAATATAATGAAGAAATCAATCCTGAAACAAAAGGTTGGGGTGTAATAACAGAACAACCTGAATTGAACAGTAGAGCAAAACAACCAGAAAACTTAGGGCAACCGCATAATTCCAGATTAGAACGTGGTGAAGAGCTACAGAAAACACATCTTTATGGTCAAAAAATGTCTCGTGTTACCAAAGTTACTGTTGCGGATGATCCTGACGGCGGACAAAGCTGGGATGAACCAGATCCCGGGTATCAGGCAGCATATCCATATAACCGTGTTATCCAATCAGCACGCCATGTAGTTGAACTTGATGATACACCAGGTTCTGAAAGAATTACGATTACTAATACTCAAACTCAATCTTATGTTCAGATTGGGAGTGGTGGTAGTCTTACAACAAAGGCAACAGGATCAAGGTTTGATGTTACGGACGAAAATCAATATGTTTATATTGGCGGCAAATCTTTTGTAACAATTGACGGTGATGCAAGTGTATATGTTGACGGAAACAAAACTGAAGAAATTACAGGTGATCTTAAAACAATAGTACACGGAAATCACAGCCATTCAGTTGGCGGACAATCAAATTATAATGTCAGCGAGCAAATTCAAATGCGTGCCGGTGATATAAGAATGGAAGCAAATGCCGGTACATTATCAATACGTGCCGAAAAAGAAATGCAAATTGAAGCGGGCATTGGGATGTATCGCAAGGCACCGTTTATGTGGGATCAAGCTACATCTAATATGAATATTAAAGCAAACAATTTGAATATGACTGCCATCACTGATATGAATATTAAAGCTAACCAAGGTGTTTTAAATATATTTGGTGAATCTGATGTTAGTATACTATCAGGCACAAACCTTCAGGTAGAGTCAGGAGGTAACATTAGTGTTACCGCAAGTAGTACTGTTTATATTAATGATTATGTGAGTATGGCAGAAGGTGGAAACGCTACAGCAACAGAAGCAGTATTTGCCGAAGATGCTATTGGCGCAATTACACCAGAAATGCCTGAGCCACCACAGAAATCAACTTCCGTTAAAGCAACCGCGGCAAATAAATTTGGAATGCGCACACCCGCTTCAATTTTTCAATCAGATGATGGGGAACCAGCATAATGAAACTTAAGGAGAATAGTTGTGACAGCTTGTAAAGATCCAGATCCGTTTATTCCGTCGGCTCTAAAAGCTTCAACCGTTTTAACGCCAGGTGGAACTTCGCCATCAGTAGAATTGTTTGTTGATAGTAAAGGTAATTATACTAAACAAGCAATTAATAAAATGGCATTTGATATTGCTGGTTTTAATTCTACTAGTAAACCTATCAATGTTGTTGCAAAGGCTGTTGAAAAATACGGTGAACAATTATATACGCAACTTAACAATTTTAATAATACGTTTATTAAAGAAGATTACATTGTTAAAGAATTGCCGAAATTTAAATACCTCGGCCCACGGTTAGAAAAAAGTCCAATAACTGATATTGAATTTGCATCTTTCCTTGAAAGTCAAGGCTATACACCATTTAGTTTTGGTGTTGCAACTGCAAATGATTATAAAAATCTTTTAGAACAACTTGACGGTTTCTTTTCTGGTGGTTTTTCATTAGCAATTGCTGGTGGGTTGTGTGGCACATTGCCAAACGTCTTTGGTGCTATTGATTCATTCTTTGATAAAATCGGTCAAGTAGGTTTCCTTCTCAATGATGCTTTATCATTTTTATCAAAACTTAAAAACATTGAAAATCCATCAGAGGCACTTTTTGAAAAGATTAAAGTAAAAGCATTAATTGAAGCTATTAAAGATAAACTTGTTGGTATGTTTGATTCTGTTGTAAAGCAAGTACAATCAGCAATTAAGAACTTTGATTTAGGTTCATTAATTCAAGGTATTACAGGACCTTCTTTAAAAGGTATCACAGGAGCATTTCTTAAAATCAGAGATAAAGCATTGGCTTTCTTTGAAAAAACTAATATTCAATCTATTAAAGACAAATTAACTGGTTTGTTTGATTATGCGGTTGGATTGTTTGCCAATCCTGGTATTGGTGAAATTCAATTTCTTATCTCACGTTTCTGTGGATTACTAACAGGTGTTGAAGATCAGGTTAATAAAGTTAAAGAACCACTTACAACATTTGCCGATGATCTTAAAGCAGCCGAAGAAGCATTAACAGTTCAAGGAAATGCTGCAACCGCTCAAGTAATTGCAGCTAATGGCACTCGAACACCACCTGAGGTCCTTGAAGAAAGAATAAATAATCAACAACAGTTACACACAGAAAGGGTAGAACAATCTATAGCAGACTCTACGCGTGATGGGCAGGTTTGGCAACCACCCGAAGCTTCAGTACCGCCAGGTCAAATTGAAGTGTCGACTTTGCCGCCAGTAAACCCAAATATATATGATGGATCCGTAAGACCTGTACCAAGACCAAGAAGTTATGGCGATCGGCAAATTAGTGCTGATGAAGTAATGGATGTTTTTCCAACGTTTGAAGATTTGATTGAAAATACAAATCGTTATATTTGGATTGATCCTGTATATAGTGCAAGAGCACTTTACGGTGATGCGCAAATGAGAGCAAATAATGTAATGCCGCATTATGACACATTTTGGGTAGGCTGTGGGCCATTAGAACGGTTAGCATTAATGAGAACACTTATTGAATGGGATGGTCCAAAAGTACAATTAGTAAGCGGATATAGGTCACCGGCATATAACAGATTTTTAAGATACGTGGTGGGTATTCAGAACGTAGCGATAAATTCAAAGCACACGGCAGGGATTGCGTTTGATTTAGATTGGGGAACTTACCCGGATGGAAGAAACGAATTAATGGCGATTGCACAAGCAAACGGTTTTTGGGGATTAGGAGTATACGAAGCGCCTGGGAGTACATTCTTACATATAGACCACAGGGATCGAAAAGATGCAAAAACATGGTACAGATAAATGGTAGTTAATTTAATAACCGCAAAATCAAAAAAGATTTCGCTTTATCAGGATTTTAAAAAGAATCTTGAATTAAGTCCAATATCTTCAGATATTACATTAAACAAAGATGATGAATCAGTTAAAGAAGCAATACGGAATTTAATACTAACCGATCGCGGTGAAAGATTAATGCAACCAAACCTTGGTGGCAATATAAGAGCAATGCTTTTTGAAAATCTAACACCTGCAACCGTTAGGTTAATGGAAGAACAGGTTAGAACAACTATTGAATTATACGAACCACGGGCAGAACTCATTGATGTTACCGTTTCAGCAAACCTTGACTCAAATGAGGTTGCAATCACAATAGAATTTTACGTTACGAACGACGAGCAGCCAGTATCGCTAAGCGTGTTTCTAGAGAGGACAAGATAAAATGGCTAAATTAAATATTACGGAATTAGATTTTGAGAATTCAAAACAACAGCTCAAAAATTATTTAAAAGGTCAAACTCGATATAAAGATTATGACTTTGATGGGTCAAACCTATCGGTCTTAATGGATGTGCTTTCATATAACACGTATCAGAATAACTTCTATACCAATATGGCAATGAATGAAATGTTTATTGACAGTGCGGTATTGAGAAACTCAGTTATTTCACACGCCAAGGAATTGAATTATTTACCACGTTCAAAAACATCGGCACGTGCTATTGTAAACGTAACAATTAATGATGATACTGTAATCGGTCAAACTATTACAATTGAAGAGAATGCGGCATTTACAACATCTTATCTTGGTGTAAATTACGAATTCGTTTCTGATAAAGCATACGTTGCTCGCAAAACTGCACCAGGTGTTTTTGTTGCAGAAAATGTAGAAATATTTGAAGGTCAAATGCTAACAAGCTTTGAAAGAGAAGGTTACTTTGTTGATGTTGACGGAACACTAAGAGTTATCCTTTCAAACGAAAACGCTGATACCGAATCACTTTCAGTGTTTGTTGATGCCGAAGCAAGTGATGACGCGAACCAATATATTCGTAAAAACAATATCTTTGGTGTAGGACCGCTCGATGAAGTATTTTATGTTGAACCATATTACGATGGCCGATATACTATTTACTTTGGTAATAATAAGTTTGGTAAGCAACCAACAGAAACACAAGATATCCGTGTTAAGTATAGAATTTGTTCAGGATCAGAAGCTAACGGTGCAAGTTTGTTCTCAATTAATGTTACAAACACTGGTACAACAACAGTTACGACGGTAGCACCAGCAACAGGTGGTGCTGAACAAGAATCAATTGAAAGCATTCGTTACTTTGCTCCAAAATCAATTCAAATTCAAGAACGTGCTATTACAGCGTCGGATTATGAAATTTTGTTAAAGCAAAGATTTCCTGAAATCCAAGCAGTTGCAGCATATGGCGGTGATGAATTAAATCCTCCACAGTTTGGTAGAGTTGCAATATCAATTTATTTAGGACAAGGTGAAGATCAGCTATCATCAACCTTATCTAATACATATGTTGATTACTTAAAAGATAAAACACCACTTGCGGTTGAACCTGTATTCGTAGCAACAAATTACTTATACTCAAATGTAACTGTTAATGCTTATTACAATGCAAAGATTACTCGTAAGTCAGTAGGTGAACTTGAAACTATTATCCGTAATATCATCTCAAATCACGTTACAGTTAATCTTGATGACTTTAATAAAAGGTTGAGATTGTCCATGCTATCATCTGAAATTGATGCAGGTGACATTTCAATTTTGAGTAATAAAGTAACTGCTTGCCCATATATTGAATATTCACCGGCATTGAATGTTTCAGAAAACCCAGTGTTTAAGTTTGAGGCAGAAATCATTAAACCATATCCTTTCAAATTGACAACAGGATTTAAGGATTATAAACCATCTATTATTAGTGGAACCTTTTCATACAATAGTGTTAATGTTTATCTACAAGATGACGGTGCTGGTAAAATTCAAATGATTACATCTGATGTTAATAACCCGCAAGTTGTTATCCCAAACCTTGGTACAGTGAATTATACAACAGGTGAAATCAAATTAATTGGCTTTAAGACAGATGGTTATACAGGATCAGCAATTAAAATTATTGCGGAAACAAAACGAAATGATATTAAAGCACCTAAAGGTAGATTGTTTACAATTCGTGACACTGACGTAACAGTTAATATTATTGATGAGAGCTCAACCGCAACAACCTCGAGTTCAAGTTCATCTTCATCAAGTAGCGGGAGCAGCGGTTACTAATGTCTGAAATAGAAAAAAATATAGCATTTAGAATCAAGCAACAGTTTCCCGGCATTTATCGTGAAGATGGCGCGGAACTTATCCAATTAGTTGAAGATTATTACAGGTTCCTTGAAACTGAAACAAATAATGCGACGTATAATTCTCGTCGTATGTTTGAATACCGTGATATTACAACAACTATTCAGGAAATGCTGGTATTTTTTCAAAAGACATTCCTACAAGATCTGCCTCTTATGCCAAATGCCGAGGTACGGTTTATTGTAAAAAATATCCTTGATCTGTACCGAGCAAAAGGTACTGAAGGTGGCATTAAGTTATTCTTTAGAATATTTTATGCCGAGAATGCAAAGGTTGAATATCCCGCAAAGTATATGTTTAAAGTATCAGACTCTCAATGGAAGAATGGTACTTATCTACAAATGATCCCAAATAATGGTAGCTTTACAAGTGCCGAAGGATTAGTATATTCTTATTCTGATGTTATTAATAAAAACATTCGTGGTGCCGTATCAGGTGCTAAAGCGGTTGTTGATAAAATTAACTTTATTCTATTAAACAAAACAATCCTTCCTATTGTTTATATCAATAATCCAAAAGGACAGTTTCAAAAATACGATGACATTGTTGCTAAAATTAACGGTGAAGAAGTTTCATTCGGTCGTGTTAACGGGTCACTTTCCGATATTGAAATTGATGCACTTTATGGCGGGACAGAAGGAAATTTAGTAGGACAGTTATATAATGTAGAAAGCAATCTTGGTGTTGCTGGTAAAGTTATTGTTACTGAAGTTTCTGATATCGGAAAAGGTGAAATACAATATAACTTAACTGACGGCGGTTGGGGTTATACAATTGCAGGCACGAGCCTGTTAGTTTCAGATCAAGTTATTGTTTTACCAAACCCAGATTTAGATTTTATTGTAGGTGAAACACTTACCGATACTGCATCAAACGTTGGTACTGTTACAGGTCAAAATTCAAACGCGGTTGGTGTAAGAATGAACCCGGGTGACAGTTTTGATATATCAAGAGAAATCGGAACAAACGATAGAGCAATTAATTTTAATCTTCCTGGTGTTCTTACAGTTTCTGCTAAAAACTCAACATCTCCTGGACCAATCCTACCTGAAAATAACACACCTGCAACCGATGTTCAAGTTGGGTCATTGTCAAATATAGAAACAGCTAATCTGATTACTGATATTATTGGTGACTTTACGAATGTTTTAATTAATAGTACAAATTATAATACCGTACCACCTGCACTACAACCAATGTCAGGTACTGCCGATCCCGTAACATTAGCAACACCAATTAATCAGGCGTTTGCGCTTCAAGCATTTGAAATGGGAACGATTAACGAATTTATCAACATTAACCCAGGTGAAGGTTATACCAATGATGCGTTTGCAATCATCCGAGATTACACAACAAATATCTTTGATAGGTTTGAACAGATTATTTCTTTTACTACATTTGGTTCAGGGTTTTCAGTCGGTGATACAATTACACAAGCAGTTTCAGGTGTGAGTGGAATTATTACTGGTATTAATTCTCAAAAGTCATATCTTAATGTGAGAGCATATTCGTATTACGGTTTTGATAGCACAAATGTTATTACTCATAAAGGTAACACCTATACGCCACTTGTAGTATACCGCGATTATGATTCAGAAAAAGCTGGTGAAAACGCCGACATGGAAACTGAAACATTTTTCACAAGAGGTAGAATTACCGCGGTTGATGTTTATAATTCAGGCCTTGGATATGTTGATAATGAGTCTGTCTTTATCACAGATGATGACGGCGCGATTCAAGCAAAAGGTACAGCATCAGCAAGAACTCAAGGTACAACATCAGGTTTCTGGGCTGAAAAGAATTCACACTTAAATGGTTATGAACAAAATCAAGCAGGTACTTTAAAATACTTTGACTCATCAATGCGTTTGCAAGATTCAGATTATTACCAAGAATATTCATATGAGATCCAATCTGTTGTATCAAGGGAAACATATGAAGAACCACTAAGAAACAGTGTCCACCTTGCCGGGACAAAAATGTTTGATAAGTTTTCATGGCAAAAAGAATTTAGTGCAGTGGTAACACACCGCTTTGGGTTTAACATTACTGAAGATTATATACCAGGCGGTGATCCTGTTGTTGGCCCGGGTCAAATTGTTGGGGATCAAAGCATTCGAGTTGATAGCGCGGTACTAACAGCAGACAATGGTGTAATAACAGTTGACATAGTTAACGGATAAATAGCATAAAGCTATAGGAGATAGAGATGGTCAAGCAAATTATCGGCGTCGGCGCAAGCGCCAATGACGGAACAGGTGATATTTTAAGGACCGCGTTCCAAAAAACTAATAGCAACTTTACTGAGTTATATGATGGACTGGGTGATATTGTTGTCCCAACATCATTAACAGGGTTGGGTATTACTGACGGAACAAACGGCCAAGTATTAACAACAAACGGCGGTGCAAATTTCACGTTCCAAACATTGGGACTTTTGAGTTTAGGTATTACCGACGGAACAGCAAACCAAGTACTTTCCACGGATGGAAACGGAACATTTACATTCGTTAACCAAACAGGTGGTGGCGGTTCAACTTATACTGACTCTGATGCAATTGCCGCGGTCGTTGGTGCTGATTTGGATATGGGCGGGAACAAAGTATTATTTGGTAACGTCTATGATGCGGTAAATGATTTACCAAATGCAAGTTCATACCACGGTATGTTTGCTCACGTACACGGAACAGGCGCAGCATACTATGCTCATGCCGGTGCGTGGGTTGAACTCGCAAATGCTGAAGATCTTGGTGGTGGCGGTAGTTCACTACAAACAAGAACAACAAAAGCTGCAACGGCATCATCACTTGCAAATGAAGCAACAACAAATTTAACTATAAGTGGATTTAAAGGCTATGCATTATACTCAATTGAAACATCTCACGCGGCATGGGTTAGATTATATATCGACACGACTGCGCGTGCATCAGATTCATCTAGAACTATCAATACCGATCCTGCACCAGATGCTGGGGTTATTGCCGAGGTAATTACAACCGGGGGACAGAAAGTAGATTTTGGCCCTGCAGTTATTGGTTATTGTTCAACAGGTACAGATATCTATGCCACGGTTACAAACAAATCAGGTGGTACTGAAAATGTCGCAGTTACATTAACTGTTCTTCAATTGGAGAGTTAAGAATATGAAAGAGTGGATTATCACGCTTCATAATAAAGAAGACCTTGAAGATTTCTATAATGATATGGAAACGCCAGGAGGTAAACTTTATATTCCTGGGCGCGCTGTTGAGTGCACTGATAAAAGGCCAATTAGTCGGAACACGCATTATATGCTTGAAGATGATGAAGTTGATTTGATCCGACAAGATCCAAGAGTTTGGGATCTCGACTTAAAAGAATTGATTGACTTTACAACAAAACCAGCATATAAAATTACTAACGGTGATTTTGACAAGGACTCTAGTCGTGATAGTGGTGACACTAACTGGGGTTTGCTACGGCACGTTGAAGAATTGAATAGAAGCAATTGGGGTGATCCTGGGACAAGCCTTGTAGTTGATGATGTAGAAATTACTTCCTCAGGTAAAAATGTTGATGTTGTAATTGTAGATGGACATATTGATCCTGCGCA